GTCTATTCGCTCTATGTATGATGTTGATGCTTCAAACATGATCCTAGCTGATCCTGACATCTTCCGACGTAAAAGTGCTGGTAAGAAGTTAGTCGGTAAAGCGATTAGTGACATGTTCTTAGAGGATGGTATAGTTTGTACAAGAGGTAATAATGATATCTCTAACGGAATCGTTAAGGTCAATCAGTACTTGCTTCCCCAACGTAACCATCAGAACCCCATTACGGGGGAGTATAACTCGCCCTACTTATATGTATCGGACAAACTCGAATGGTGGATCAATGAGATTAGTGATTACTACTGGCAGAAGAATCCGATGGGTGAACAGTTGGATAAGCCAATAGATAAGAACGATCATGCTATGGATACTACTAAGTACATGTTATCTAATCGTCCCAAGATCAGTAAGCTGATGGTTAAAGCTAATCCTAAGAAAGTAGGCTGGTATCAGTGGGGAGAACGTGACGTATTAGAAGATAGAAAGAACTTAAGACATGGCTGATAAAGCAACAATAGCTAAAGCATTAGTTACTATCTTCACCGAGCTGGATAGATTGGCTAAGAAGCCAGCTAGAGGTAAAGGAATTGAAACTCCTACACTCTTAGAGAATGAAGCTGCTGCTAGAAGTAAGACTGATGCAATGCAAGCACGACAGAGTGCTGAAGAACTTAGTTTAGGACAAGATAGTGTCATTACTGGTGATCAATCACCTACAGGACCGGGAAATTTTAATCCCGGTAGGGAAACACTAGAAGAGAAGGGACTTAATCAATTTCAACGTACTAAGATAGAAGCAGATGAGCTTGATCCAACTGTCCCTGCTAGTGACTTTGATGCTCGTAATGCCAGCCAAGCTGCTGATAGACTTCCTGATGAGTTAGTAGAGCCAGGAGTTAGAGTAGTAGATGATGTTAGCCGCCCTGCTGATCTAGTACAGAGACCTAGCCGTAGTAAAGGATCAATAGATGATGCAGCTTCCTCTGAACAGTTAGACAACTTGTTTGGAGAAGAAGAAGCTAGGCTAGTAGAGAAGATTAAGACACTATTAGGAGAACGAGGCATTAAGCGTAGTGCTGGTGAGCCTACTACAAGAGATAGAGCCGAAGCTGAGAACGTAACTAGGGAAGTAGTTAGTAAGAAAGTAGTAGACCAAGAGGCTAAGAAGGTCTTCCAAGATGAAAGTGGTTTAGGTGGCATCGGTGATAGCCTAGATGTTGGTAAGGTAGATGAACGAGTTATTGGGCCACGTGGAGAAGATGTTAATATAGCTGTAGGAGAAGCTAGAGGACGATTGCAGCCAATAAGGAAAGAAGCTGCACAAGCAGCAGCTAGAGGCAGAGAGTCAGGCAATGTTACAGAACTAGAATCAATGCGTGACCGAATTACTGCATCTCCTAAAGGCAATGATTCAGAGTTAAACAGTTTAATTAAGACATTTATATTAAGAGAGAGTCAGAATCGTAAGACCAACCAACCTCGTAGTACTGCAACCCTTAAAGAACGTATTAAAGAGTTAGGTGGTTCTAAGGAAATGATTGATGCTATTCGTATAGGAATGCGAGACAGAATTAAGACTAGAGGACAAAGATAATGGCCGAAGAACAAATCCCCACAGAAGTTGATGCTAACATTGATGCTTCTCTTGGTGAAGTAGCACCCAAGAAGTCTAGACGTAGGAAGAAAGAGCCTTCTTACAAGATGATTGGTGACAGTAAAATACCTGTATCCAAAGCTACAGGCAAAGTATGGAAGTCTCGTGTTGGACAAGCTCACAAGCATACTAAAGATATTAGGGATTCTTGGAAGGAAGCTATCCGATATTATGAGAATGATCAACTAGGACATAGGGACGCACAAGAACATGGCTCCGGTAATCGACGCGGCAATCAAAAACTTAACAATAACATCACTGAGACAGAGAACGTCGTCTTTGCTAATGTCACTACAATGGTCCCTGCGCTCTATGCTAGGAATCCCGAAGCAGAATTTACCTCCAATGTGGAGAGTAAAAAAAGATTGGCTACAATTACAGAAAGACTTGTCAATGTTGTTGGAGGACGTAAAGCATCTCCAGGTATCAACCTTAAACCTAAAGCCAAGCGTTGTGTTGTTACTTGCCTACTTACTAATAGGGCTTGGATTAAAATTGGTTGGACAGAGAAACAAGAGTCTAGTGAACAAGCATTGGAGGACTTAGCTAAATTAGCCAAACAACTAGAGAAGGCTAAAGATACTAAGAAGATCTCTGAGATTGAAGGTCAGTTACAGGCTCTTGAGGAGACTATTGACATCCTCCAGCCTTCTGGTCCCTTTGCGATGGTTAAGTCACCATTTGAAATCTCTATTGATCCTAATGCCAAAGAGATTGATGCTACAGATGCTAACTGGATCATTGAAGAAGACATGTTGTCTACTGAGTTCATCTTAGCTAAATATGCTACTAAGAAGGGACAAGAGTTCCGTTCTATCTACCAGCCTACTCATGTTATGAAAGCAACTCTTGAAGGGGATGAGACACACGATAAGAGTGCAGATAACTTCTCTTTGTATGAAACAGAGAACGATAAGGCTAAAGACTTTGGCTTTACTGATGAAGAGGCATTTGATAAGGCTAAGATGACGAAGGTGTATAAAGTATGGGACAAAGTAACTCGTCGTGTACTAATGTTCAACTCTAAAGATTGGACATGGCCGATATGGGTGTGGGACGATCCATTACAGTTAGATACTTTCTTCCCATTCTATCCTCTCACATTCTTTGAGTCTCCTAATGGCCCACTAACTGTTGGTGAAGTTACTCACTATCTCGACCAACAAGACGCTATCAATGAGATAACAGACGAGATGAGGCGAGTTAGGCGTTGGGCTAGGCGTAACATCTTCTTTAACAAGAATGTCTTGTCACAAGCGGATGCTGAAGTTGTATTAAACGGTGATGATGGAACAGCCAGGGGGTTAGATGTTCCTATTGAGACTAAACTCTCGGATGTCATTGGTAGCATTCCTCCACCATCTATCCAATTTGAGAAGATGTTTAATAAGGACGAATACTATGCCGCTATTGATAGAATATCTTCCGTTGGTAAAGTTATGCGTGGGGAAGAACTCCGAACCAATACTAACAAAGCTTCTGCACAAGGCGTACAGCAAGCATCTAATATGCGAGTTGACGAGAAAGCAGATCAGATTGAAGATTGGCTCGGAGCTATCTATTGGGGCATAGCGCAACTTTGTCTTATGAACATGCCAGTAGAACAAGCAGTAGCTCTTGTTGGTGAAGAAGCACAAGAGGTGTGGGAAAACTTGTCTCCAGAAGAGATTAGGTCTACTCTATCTATGCAAGTAATTGGTGGGTCTACTAAGAAGCCTACAAGTGCTGCTAAGAAAGAAGAGGCATTAGAGTTTGGACAAGTGTTAGGACAATTTGTTAATGCGGCTCCCGGTCCAGTTCTTAAAGTCATGTTACAAGTCATGGAGAAAGCGTTTGATGAAGTAACAATGAGAGAAGAAGATTGGCAAGAACTACAGCAAGCTATAGAACAACAAGCTGGAGCCGAACAACCTCCCGCTGAAGGACAAGATGGTGGACAGAATGATGTCGGTACGGCTAGTCCCGACCAATTAAAACAAGTATTAGCCCAGTTACCACCCGAATTGAAGCAGCAAGTACAACAATCTATTCAATCCGGTGTATCTCCGCAGAAGGCTTTGCAAGCTGCAATGCAGCAAGGGCAACAGCAAGCTGCTGAACAACCAGTCCAATAAGGGGAAGTACGATGAATGAAGAACTAGTTAGCACAGACGAAGCCATACTAGATAGTATTGGAGAAGGGGATGAACAGACTTCAACGGAAGGTTCTGGCGAACAAGATAGTGGAGAGAACACGGAGACTACAGAACAGACATCTACAGCCAGTAGTGAACAAGGTACTGAGGGAAGCACTGATCAAAAGCAACAACAAAGGACTAGTGGTCCCCAAGACCTCGTTGATGCACAAGGAAATATTATTGCCACCGGAGGAAAAGAAAGACGTTTCTACGAAACAGCCCATAGAGAAAAGCAAAGAGCCGACCAAGCAACGCAAGAAGTTCAAACGCTCAAAGGGCAAATAGAAGCAATAAACTCTGCTGGAACACTTAGCACACAATATGACTTGACCCCAGAAGAGGTTACAACGGGTGCACAGATAATTGCATCTTATAAGGAAAATCCTGTTGAAACTATACAATATATGTTGACACAGGCTCAAGCTTCGGGGCATAATGTAGAGGCAATAGGCGGCGGGTCCGGTATGGACATGAAAGCCGTACAACAAATGTTAGACAATGCTTTGAAGCCACTGGTTTCCGAGCATCAAGAGAGAGCCGACACACAAGAGGTACAAGATCGTGCACTAAACATTTACAATGAGTTTACTAACAAGTAC